GAAGTTATGTAATTTATCAAAACGGTGCTGATATGGGCCTCAGATGGGGTGGACCGCGTGCTGGCAAGGCATTTCCTAGAGTTACAGATGTAATTGTACCGGTAAAATGTTATATGAAATTTCAAAAAGAAAACGATGGCTCTGGGGCAGATGCTAAATCGTTTTCAGATCCGCGGACATGGGGCCCATGGGAAGAATATGAAGGCGATGCTAGAAGAACCGGTGCTGATGCGTCGGATAAAGCAACTGGATTAGATAAATTGAAATATAAATTTATTACTCCGACTAGACTAGGATTGGCAACTGGTGCGGTAGATACTAGTATACCACATAAAACTATTAATGGATTACCAGGTTTTGATAAACCTGCATTGCCAGCTATGAACAAACAATATTGGGGCCTGCGTGTCCTGGAAGCATTTCCTAAAGCAAGAAATTTAGAAGAAGCAATAGGCGAAGCTTTAAAACCACCACCGACGCCTAAAACAACCGGAGTCCCAATACCTATAGCAGGTATGGCAGGTATTATGCCAAAAGGCGTTGGATTTGTTGGAGGTCCTGCACCTCCATTCATTGTGAAAGAAACAGGATCAGACCCAAGAGAATGGAAGTTTTCTAATGCAAAAGTATTGCAAGGAGCAACTCGGACTAGTTTTATAGAATTTGGACGTGGTAAGTCAATTGGTAAAAAAAATAGAGAAAAAGTTTATAAATTTTCAAAAAATAATAAAGGCGTTAAAGCAAAAATAGATAAAAAAATTAAAGGCACGGCTAAAGGAGGTATGACATGGTTTGATCCTGTTAAACAAATTATTCCGCCATTTGCCCCACCGCCATTAAAACCACCTTTACCAAATTCAAAAACTTTCAAATGGGGATAATGATAAAACCATTCTAATTTAATGTGTTCCATATTTATATAAAATGGAAAAACTATATGGACACTAAAAAATTTACATCTGTTCTTCGTAAGATCATTCGTGAAGAGGTTACAAAAGCAGTTCGTACTGAATTGCGGCAAATGTTGAATGAAGATAAACCATCTCATAAGTCAACAATACAACATGGTATGCAATTACATGATATGGTAGAACAAAAACCGGTTAAAAAGGCTAGAAAGAAATATTCAGATAATGCCATGTTAAATGATATATTAAATGATACTACATCATTGAAAGAAAATTCAGATTGGTCAACAATGAATTTTAAAAGCGAAATGGCACAAGCGTTTGGTATGAATTCATCCAATCCCGTTGTTGCGCCTATGACTGATTTACAAGGTAAGCCGCTTAATACTAATAATGAACAAGTGGCTACCGTTGTTAATGCAATGACAAAAGATTATTCTGCATTGATGAAAGCAATAGACAAGAAAAAAGGTAAATAGTGTCACAAGGAAGACCCATATATCGATATGAACCTAATAATTCCAATCCGGATCGGGCTGTAGGTATTTTATTACCTTTTAATAAACAATCGGATGGTCGTACGGAAACACAAAATGAATTATCTGGATCGGTAAATGGAGGATCTTTATTTAGGCAGTCGTATACTACCGAAGAACAATCGTTATCTAATTTTAGAAATTTATTAATGACTAGATTAGGTGAACGGTATATGCAACCAACATTTGGTACTAAAATTTATGATTTTGTATTTGAACCAAATACTGAATTGGTACGAGAAGAATTGCAAGCATCCATTGAAGATTCTATAAAATTTTGGTTACCGTATATCGAAACAAGACAAGTTGATATCATTGCAGATGTTGCAAATTATGCGGTGTCAGTAAAGATACGATTTAATGTAAAAAATTCTGAAGCAGAACGTGTTATAATAGTCTTGGCTAATGAAAATGAAATATTAGTCTCAGATGTTGATATTCCATTGGATTTAGTACAAGTAGGAGAATTTAATTATTAAGGAAACAAATGTCATTAGTTAAAAAAGATGTTAAATATTTGAATAAGGATTTTGCTCAATTTCGACAAAATCTTATAAATTTTACAAGGCAATATTTTCCTAATACATATAATGATTTTAACGAGACATCACCAGGTATGATGTTTATAGAAATGGCATCATATGTAGGAGATGTTTTATCATATTATACAGACCAATCATTTCGTGAATCGGTATTAAATAATGCGCAAGAAAGTGCTAATATATTAAATCTAGCACAACTATTTGGTTATCAAGTAAAATTAAATACACCGGCAACAGTTGTACTAGATATATTTCAATTAGTACCATCTAAAGGCACTGGTAATGCAACTGAACCAGATTTTGATTATGCATTATCTATTCAAGAAAATTTACAGGTACAGACAGAAGCTGGTATAAACTTTCTTACAACTGCGCCAGTTGATTTTCAAGTTAATACATCAAACAATCCGCGTGAGGTATCTGTTTATTCAACTGATTCATCAGGTAATATTGAATTTTATTTACTTAAAAAACAAGTACCTGCAAAATCTGGAGAAATTAAAACAAAAACTTTCGAATTTGGAATTCCTAAACCATATGATAAAATAACTTTACCAGATACTAATGTATTAGATATAATTGATGTTATAAGCAGTACCAATGACGAATGGTCTGAAGTAAATTATCTAGCACAAGATACTGTATTTGATTCGATAGCTAATATACCGTTTAATGATGCAGAAATGTCTGAATTTAAAAGTACGGTGCCATATATCTTAAAATTAAAACGAACTCCTAGGAGATTTGTAACACGTGTTAGAAATGACCAAAAAATTGATATTCAATTTGGTGCCGGAGTAAGTTCGGATTCTGATGAAGAATTAATTCCTAATCCAAAAAATGTCGGAATGGGATTAGAATATTTAAAGCGTAGTACTACATTAGATGTTGATCCTACAAATTTCTTAAGAACTAGTACATATGGGTTAGCACCTAATAGTGAAACGTTAACAGTAAGATGGACTGTAGGTGGTAGTGTTAGTGAAAATATTGCTGCTAATACATTAAACATTATTACAACTGTTAATTATAATAATATAAATACAGCAGATGTTAATTTAGATTTTGTAAAAACTACTGTAGCTGCTAATAATCCTGGTCCAGCCACTGGCGGTAAAACTAAACAAGATTTAGAATCTATACGTCAAAATGCAATGGCTAATTTTGCTGCCCAAAATAGAATGATAACACGTGAAGATTATATAGCTAGGTGTTACATGATGCCAGCAAAATTTGGTAGTATTGCTAAAGCATATGTAATCGGCGATTCACAGCAAAATACAGCAGATGTTACATATCCGCGCGAAACATTATCAAATCCATTGGCGTTAAATTTATATACACTAGCGTATAATGATGCGCAACAATTAGTTCCATTGAACACGGCATTGAAAGAAAATTTACGTACTTATTTATCTCAATTTAGGATGCTTACAGATGCCATTAATATAAAAACAGCGTATATAGTGAATATAGGAGTAGATGTAGATATTATACCAACTCCTAATAGTAATAGCCAAGAAGTAATTTTAAGAGTAGTTAATCGTTTAAAAGAATTATTACATGTCGATCGTATGCAAATCAATGGACCAATTAATATAGCAAATATCATGTCTGAATTAGATAAAGTCAGAGGTGTTCAGACTGTTGCCGGATTGGATATTACAAATTTATATAATACGGTTACTGGATATTCGCAATATGTATATGACATACAAGGCGCAATTAAAAATAGTATTATTTATCCAAGTTTAGATCCTATGATATTTGAAGTTAGATTTCCTAATAAAGATATTAAAGGAAGAATAGTAAGTTAATAGAGGAAATTATGTATCAATTATTTTACACAGAAAGAGATAATACGTTATATGAACGTTTTCCATATCAGAACGCGGGGATTGACCCTATTCTGGAATTGACTAAGATTGCTTCTGGATCAAATTTAGATGGTAATATACAAGCTAATACATATAATAGTCGTATATTATTAGATTTTGGAAATCAAATTACAACGTTGACTAGTTTAATTAATTCGGGTAAGATACCTCCTTTAGGAAATTCAGCTAATTCAGCATCCGTTTATCTATCTATGCAAGCCGCGGATGCATCAGATTTAAAATTATCATATACATTAAAAGCATTTCCAGTTTCACAATCATGGGCAAATGGGAATGGTAATAAAGGCGATACACCACAAACTAAGGTTGGGTCGTCTTGGTACAACCGATCTGGTGATGGTAAAGCACAAACTGGTATTGCATGGAATACTGGTTCAGCAGCTAGCGGTAATTCTGGCCGTGGTGTTACTGAATTAATAGGAGGCGGAACATGGATGACTGGTTCTGGTTATGAAGCTAGCCAATCTTTTTCAAATGAATTACCTCATATAAGAATGAATGTAACAGACATCGTATCTAAATGGGTTTCTGGTGATATTGATAATAATGGTTTTATTATTAAAAGGCCTGAAGTGGATGAAAGGTCTGGTGATATATTAGGAAACATTCAATATTATGGGAGAGAGACTCATACTATTTTTATTCCTAGAATGGAAGTAGCTTGGGATGATCAAGTATTAACCGGTACCGGATCATATACAGAAATTGCAAGTGAAACATATGTACCATATTTTAAAAATATTAGACGTAGTTATCGAGAAGCTGATAATGCTATTTTTAGGATCGGTGTTCGTCCAGAATTTCCAAGTAAATCATATGTGACAAGTTCTTTTTATATAACCAAAGATAGATTACCGGTTACTAGTTATTATAGTATACAAGATGCGGTTACTGAAGAAACTATTATTCCTTTTGATACTACCGCAACTAAAATATCATGTGATTCAAAAGGTTCGTTTTTTAAACTAAAATTAAATACTTTTATGCCAGAACGGTATTATAAAATTGTACTGAAAGTTGAACGTGATAGCGGTGATGATGTGCAAATACATGAAGATGGTTTTTATTTTAAAGTGGAAAGATAATGGGTAATAGATTTACAGAAAGATTGGATGCAGAAGACGAATTCGCTAATGAAATAAACGAACAAGAATTTTTAGTCGGTGAATTAAAAAAAGAGTTTCCAAATGATCCAGTATTACAGCAAGGTAAGTTATTTGAAGCTCAGAGGTTACCAACCTTACCTGTTAAAGGTTTAGCTAAACGAAATTTAGAAACATCGTTATTAGAAATCGATTCTGATGTATCTGCTTCCTATGCCGAATATAATATTAATAAAATGGTTCCTGGTGTTGATGATGAAGAACTAGATGAAATATTAGACGATGAATTTGAATTTTATTTAGATCCAGATGAAGGTGGATTCAGAGCTCCGGCAACTACTGGATTATTTCTTATTAGTGTTGAAATTGATGATAGGCCATTTGATTTTCATGATACATATTTAACTAGCGGTCCAGAACAAATTCCTAGTTTTATTGCACGTGGATTAGAAGATGATGATATACTTCGTAATGTATTTTGTGTTTGGTTTAT